TTAGTATTACTTTGATTATTAGGTATCATAAATATATTTTTACAATTGTAAATTAATACACGTGTACATTATAATATACAAATTTATTAATAAACAACCAAGTTGTTATCTATTAAAGACAATCTATTGCCTTTTGCGTACATGTAGGTTTTAAAGGGTCTGTTGTAGTTACAATTTTTATTAATTGTTGATTACATTTTCCCGTTGTAGTAAAACACTTACAGTTTATCATATGTTTAGTGTCTTTACTAGCATCTTTTATTATGTGGTAGAACATACCCCCAGCATCTGTTTTTCCAACAAATGTATTATCTATTATAACAGGATAATCTTTTACAACATTTCCTAAACTATCTTCTACTTGTATTACTATTGTTTCAGGATCATCAAAACAATCATAACCGTTATATACTCTATTAGCACTTGTTAATACAGGAGAAATATTAAAATACTCAGCACCCATACCATTATATGTTGTTCCTGAAAATGATGTTTTTGCTCTTGCATGTATATCCATCTCTTTTGCAACTATTATTATAATTCCATTATTTATTGGAGTATCAACAGTTGCAGTAGCCCCAGCAGCATAAGTTGCATTTTTTTGACTAGCGTAAGTAAATTGTGTATTAGTTGGACTATAAAAATGTAAAATACCTGAAGTTCCATTTCCATCACAATCAATTAAGAACCATACTTTATCTCCTTCTTTTCCACCGTTTTTTATTCCTTCTGTAGCAGTATTAACTTTTAATGTCATGGTAAAATCTCCTGCTGCATCTATTGTATTAGCTGTTCCTTTTAATGATAACCAATCAAACATTCCAAAATTATAGTTTTCAACTGGTACGCCTAAACCAACTTCTGCTACTAATTCTTTTTTTGCTCTTTTTGTTGTTTGTAACCAGCATGTATTTTGAGTTAAATCTGCTCCTATATAATCAATTCCAGTGCAATAAAGAGGTGTTACGGGTATTATCTTAGATGTACCTCTTGTTATAGTATATCCAGCTCCAGCAGCCATAGAAATCCAATGATCTATAGTGCTTTCTTTAAAAACTATTGTCATGTTATTATCTAGAGGATCATATCCTACTGATGGTTTAATTAAATCCATTAATCTAGAATTCATTACTGTACCATAAGGAGTATATTTTTTAGTCCATTCTTGATGTATAGGTTCAACTCTTTTAACCCAACTATCTGGTGCACCAGTTCCATTAATTATAAAGCTGGCCCAATCCCATGTTGACATAGTATAAGTTTCACCTCCATAGATTGTTTGCTTTCCTGCTTCCCAATCACATAGTTCATTAACTATTGAATGATCATTAAAATTTACAGGACAGCAAAATGTCATTCCAAACTTAGTAGATCTATACTCTTTATAAGCAAGATCTGCAAATGTTTGTTTTGTATCTATTATTTTAATTAATTCTTGTTCTGAAGCAGCCATAATTTAACAACATATTTCACAGGTAATCTTTTTTAACTTTTTCCAAGCAAAATCATAAAGTTCCATACCTTCATTTGGACTTTGACAATATTCTACTTTAGCTTTTGCAGCATCTATTAAAGTTCTAATATATTTCATTTCTGCTAGCAATTGTTGTTTTTGAGAACTTGGTTCACATGGTTTAACTTGTAATGAACATAACTTTTGATAATACGCTGCAAGAATTTCTGTTATTCTTAAATGATTATATTCTACGTATACTTTATCATGTGGTGAAACACTGTATTTTATAATATAAATTCCATCTTTAATTATAGATCTTGTGCTATCACAATCTAATGTTGTTAATCCTAAATTACAAGCACTAAGATTTATAGATCCAAAATTGTTCCATTCTCCATTAGATTTTGTAATATCCACCTTAATTAATTGAGGTGATGCATATCCTGGAGCTGAGATCTCTATTTGTGGGCAGGTTACTTGTAAATCTTTACAATATTGACTTGTATCTGATACAGTAAATATATCACAATTTGATACTGTTGGCACCTCTAGACTTAATATATGTTTACACGCCATGTTATCTTTTATTTAAATAGTATACTAGTTATAATAATAATATACAAAAAAAAGGAAATATATTGAAATAAAAAAGGGGTAGATTAGTTCCACCCCTTTTTAATATTGAATTATTAACTGATATTAATAATTACCACCTCTCTTCTCTAGAGCTGTAACTCCAGCCGCTGTTCCAGTACCACTTGGTAAAATACCTGCTGTTATTGCAAGCTTAACCCAGTCTACTTCTATAGTTGCTCCAGCACCACCAGAACATTTAGTGTAAACTTTATAGTGATATTGATCATTATCAAATACACCAGTAGGGTTATTAAATCTAGGTACATTGTGAACTAAGTGAAACACTCTATATACACCTTTACAGGCAGCCACGTCAGAATCTCTACCTACAGCAGTTATAACTTTATCAGTTCCTTCAATTTCTCTGAATCTAGCAGAATCTTTGTTTCCTTGGTTATAAGGAGTTTGTCTGTAGTTTTCAGTCATTAAAAGACATCTTACAACTGTTTCAGCAGAAGTTCTTCTTTGCTTAAACTCTGTATCTTCACTAAATGTAACAAAGCCTTCACATGCAGGGCATGATGCGCCAGTTTCATCTTGTAAATCAGCTATTACTTTAAGATCACCTAATAAGTAGTAATCTCTAGTATCAAATGAGCAATTTCCAAACTCAGTTTGTAATGCACAACTAGATTTATTAGTAAATTTAACTCTGTACCAGTCAGCAGCATCCCAATCACCACTAGTAGAAGCACCAGCTATACCAGCAGTAACACCTTTTGCACCACCTGTGTAAATAAATTGCTCTTGAGCTTTATTTACTGGATTCCATGCACCACCTGAGTTTAGAGAAACTTCTAGTGTTGCAGTTGCAAATTTACTTAATAAAGGATTGTTGTTAAACTGATCTCTTAAGTTAATTGCAACAATAGATGGAGCAATACCAATACTAGCTGTTGGATCTTGTGTAGTACAACACATATCTATTTGATTATTATCTAATCCAGTAGTATATACTAAAGCACCAGTACCATCTTGAGCTTGTGTTGCAGGACTACCTGCTAAAGCACCATTTAAAGTACCATAAGCATTGTGATTTAACATTCTTAGTGCAGCAGCACCTTTAATATCAATTCTAAACATTGGATTTGCATCACATGTAAAACATGATTGTTTATCCGCAGTAGGTCTGATTTGCAATAAAGCCACGTTAGGAGCTTCATCTTCACAAGAAGACATCCACATATCAGTAATATATTTAGCTTTGATCATTTTTGATTTATGAGACTCAGCATATCCTCCATGAGGACTAGTCCCATCACCTAATTTATCAAAACCTAATAAGCTACCCTGTGCTATATAAAAGCCAGTGTTAGCATCCATAGCAGCAACTTCTGCCGCGTCCATTACTGAATAATCTTCTTGAATAAATGCAAATTGTTTCGTTGTGGAATTCAAGTCTAACGTTGATTCCGTCTTTGTTTGTGTTTGAGTATTAGCTAAAAAGCCTTTACTAAACGCATGATTAAAATAAGCCATTTTTCTAAAATTTTAAAAAGTTAATAAATACATAATTGTTTACAGTTGTCTCTGGTAGCATATGCTACATATATAATATACAAAATAATCAAATGATTACCTCATATAATTAATTGTTTTTTTCAGCTGATGCAGATCCTCTCATGTATTGATTTACATCATTTATATCTCCTGCAATAACTGTAACAGCTTCATCTATAATGATTTCTGCTATATCATCTTTAAACTCACATTCTACATCTTGCTGAGATAAACCTCCATCAACAGGATCAGTACATCCTGCTATTTCTATATTTCTTGGTTTTCTATAATATTGTAATTGACTTGTAATAAAGCTAAAATCTTTATAATAAACTCTTATTGTATTACCTTGCATAGTTGCAAATGTTTCTCCCCATTCATAACTAGGACACTTAAGCGGATCCCTCATTATAAGATTTACATTAGCTGCTTCAGCTAAATAAACTTGCATTAAATGAGGTTCATTACAACAATCTTTTTTAGCATAGGCAGTTATTTTTTTATACTCTAAATAATCTTCAGGAAAATTATTATATGTAACAGAACTATATGCTGGAGTATCTTGACCTAATAATGTTGTTGTTTCTAACAATATTTGTAAATCATCAACACGTCTTTTAGACATTTCATCTCCATCTTTATACTGATTAGTTCCACGTAACTGCCTTCTGCACCACTCAATTTGAGCTTTATTAAAAGCCTCTACTATTTGCCAACACTCAATGTTATCAAAATCATTACTAGCAAGCTTATTAAGCCTTTGTTTAAATTTTATTTGTAATTGAGTATTGTTCATAATTTACATTTTCCAATAATATTCTACCTCATCTAATATCTTGTCACATATTTCTTGATTGATAGGATTCTTTAAAAACATCAGCATATCTTCTGTATTTTTTCCTATTCTTTGATGTTGAAAGAAATATGTTCCATCTGCACCTAATCTAATAAAAGAATAAAATACTGCATCTTTAATTGCTGATCTAAGTTTTAAATCTTCCATTTCCATTCTAGAAGCATCTAAGAATGATTGAGCAGCTCTTCTTTTATTATTATCTGTCCCATATCCATGAATGAAATCATCCATATTTTCATATATGACATCATGTGCAGTTGATTTATTATACTGAACGCTATCTGCATCAACCACTTTTGCAACATAGAATAATTTAACATTATTACTATCATACATTGATGATAATGCTGATAAAGCTCTATTTCTTATTTTAGATATTTCAGTTCTTGAACTTACAGTATCTTCTAATTTATCTAAGAAAAACTTATATCCACCTTGTTTAGCTTTTCTTAAACTTGGTGCAACAATAGAAAATCCACCTGCTTCAATTGCATAAAGTTTAATTAAATCATAAGGATCTGTTGAAGGATCCAAATATACAGGTTCATTACCTATTCTTAAACTTATTTTACCCCAGAACTCATGGTTGTCATGTCTTAATAACTTAACCTTATTCCAAAACTCTGGATCATCTGCTTCTATTATATTAGCAGCTAAATCAGCTTCTAATTGAGCAACAGCTTTTCTTATTTCTCTTATTTTTGCCTCTCTTTTTTCTTTAGGCAGTTTCTTTACTTCAGGTGCAAATTCATTAAGACCAGTTAAATATCTTTTAATTCCATTTACTTCAAGACATGTTAACTCTTCTTCATGAACCACTCCTTCAAAAAGTGACATTGCATAATTTTCTAATCCCATGTTTTCTTGAGTTTGATCAAAAAACACTCTTATTGCAATGTTCTGGTTTTTTCCTTCTTGATATTTTTCAATTAATGTAAAATCTTTTTTAATATCAATTGGTGTTACTGGTTCAGTTGTAACAACTTTTTCAACAACTTCTGTTGTATCTTCTTTTTTTTCAGTTTTTTTCTTTGCCATTTTATTTAGTTTTAGTAATTAATTAAAAGATCAAAGAGGGGACTAATCCCCTCTTCAATCAATACATAAAATATTAGAATGATCCTCCAGTAACTGGATTCTTCATTACTATTTTAAGGACTTTAGTCGGATCTTTTACCCATACAGCAGGGAAGGTCTGAGTCATATAAACTCTATACCCGTTAAACTGCCCAGATGAAGCAAATCCTTGTGTTCTACCCATGTAGTCCATTGTACCATTTTGATAGAACCACTTCAATTGATTATCCCAAGAAAGTTTCAACAAGTGAATGTTGTCATTTCCAGACTCAGTAACGTCAAAGATAATAAAGCTATAAGAGCTTAAAGGTCTTCCGTCAATAAGTGGATTCTCAATATCATTAGTATGTAAGTTATCAAATGCAGGATTTAATACAAATCTTACGTTTGCTAAGAAAGGTATTACATAAGATGTGAATGCATATCCAAATCCTAAGTCCATACCTGATCCAGAAACAATACCATTTGAATCAGCATTAATAACATAGTTAGTACCTAAACCTGCTGCTTCTGCTGCAATAGCATCATTAACAAGTTTCATACCACCAATACCAGTTTGAACAATTAATGTTCTTTGTGGATCTGGTCCTTCCAATTCAACTTTACCTTGATAGAAGTTATAAAGTTCAGACTTAAACATATCTAAGCTGAAGTTTCCTTTATTATAAACACGCTTAAATGAGTTATCTAGTTGCTTCCAAAGACCAACAGATAATCTAATATCATCTGGTCCATCTTGCTTAACTCTACCTCCGTGTCCCCACATTAGGTAAGTTTCAATATCCGCAGCAATCTTATTTAAGTGTGCTGCTTCAAGATTAGTTAGGAAAGTTCTAGAAAGAGATCCGTTATCAAACGCTCTTCTTACATAGTCTTTACCCATAATCTCAACCATGCTTTCTAATGAAGACACAGAAGGATTTACATCTTGATCAAAAGTTCTCCAGATTTCTGTAACTGGAATAGAACCGTCAGCATTCATTCCTCCTTTAAGCATTAAATCTGCTCTAGAAGAAATAGAATAATGAACGTGTGCTTCAGCTCCTCCTACAAAGTTGTAGAACTCTCTGAATCCTGTTCCTGTTTCTAGATCTGAAAATCTTTCTCCGTACTCTCCTCTTGCAGAACCTTTTCTGAAGAATTTAGTACCTGACTTCAAGTATTTGTCTGCTAGACCTGCAGTATTATCACTGTTAACAAGTTGTACAGTATATACAAATCCGTCACCTGATGGTAAAATATCATCAGCAGTAACGTAAAGTTCTTTACCGTTATACTTGTCATAGGTAATAATATCCCCATGTCCAAATGTTCTTTTGTTTAAGGCTATCTTAAACGTTCTACCATCTACCCCTCTAACAGTACCGTCAGCGTCTGTAACGCCATCAATCTTGCCTAAAGAATATGGTAGGTCTTGAGCAATAGGAGTTTGCCACTTATACTCACCTCTAGCATTGTCAACCATAATTGTATTCTTTCCTCCAAATGATGCTAATTGATACAAAGGCATTTCTACCTTTTGTGTCATTGCCCATAAGTCAATTGGACCCATATCCATAGGTTCAGCTGATCCTAACATTGCTGTTAGGTGGTAAGAATCAACATGTGAACTAGCTTTGTAGTTTGTATCACGTAGGAAAATCCCATTATTTAAAACTGGTGTTGCCATAATTGAATTCTTTTTTTTATTTGTTAAACATTCTATTAATTAATTACTATATATAAAATTTTTACATTCTTTTAAAAATATTATTTCCTCTTGGTAGTTTTCTCTTACTTCTCTTAGCAGGTGTTTTTTCTGCTTGTGCACTAGTTGCTGGTCTTCTAGACTGTGCCGTTTTAAGTTTTCTAACTGTATCCGCTACCGCTTTATTTTCACCTCTTTTCATGATATTAGATTTATATCCTTTTGGATCTGCTAATAACCATAATGCTTCTGTTACTAAATCATAGTTTGGTTCAACAAACTGATATTTTTCTAACAAATGCCCAAGTAGGTTTGTATTTTGTCCACTTATAGATGGATATGCTGGGCTAACTAAACCTTGATATAATAGGTTTTGTGTTCTTTTATCTACTTTTATTCCTCCAACTTTTCCACTTTTTAACGTATTAAATACGTTTTTCATATAATTTTTAGATGCTTGTTCTTGCTTCTTTCTTCTCATTTGTTGTTCTTGCAATTTTCTTGCTACAACCTTCTCTTGCATCTTATCTAATTTTGGTTTAAACTTCAGTGCTTGTTTCTCAAGCTTTCCTAAGTCTTTCCAAACATCTATTTCTTCTTCTATTTCTTCCGCAGTTCCAAAACCAGTTGCTCCTAAGAAATCTCTTACAATACGTTCTTGATCTTTTTCACTCTTAGGATTTAATTCTCTTACTTGTTCTACATGTGCTAATGCACCAAATAAATTTTTTAGATCCTTACCTCCATCAGCAACGTATCTTGCAGCAACTTGTAATTCCTGCGGTAAACTTTCAAAGAACTGTTTTGGAGTTTCTCTTCTTACTGCTCTTGTTCTTTCATCTAAATTAGCTTGAATTAATTCTTGCCAATCTTTAGCAGTATAATCATCTATCTCCTTTCCATCATCAAAAGCTAAAAGCTTATCATCATCTATTAGTTTTTTAAAGACATCTTTTACTCCTGTTATTGGTTTTCTTCCTCTTGTCTCTTTTACTTCTTCTTCTTCTACATCTTCTTCTTTTATTCCTAAAACTTCTTCTACATCAACTTTCTCCTTTGGTTCATTAGCTTGTGGAGTAACTTGTTTTTCATTAGAAGTTTCTTTTACTTCTTCTTCTTTTGTAGTTTCATCTGTTGGAGTTTCCTCTTTTTTATCTTCTACAAAAGACATATCTAGTTCTTCCTTTCTACTAAATATGCTTGGTTTTGCTGGTTCTTCAGGAAGAGTTACTGATTCAGCACCAGGTGCTCCTCCAAATATTTCATCTAAGTTGACATCTACTTTTTCAACTTTTGTTTTTTCTACGGTTTTATTTTCTGTTGCCATAATTAAATTGGTTTTTAATTGTTATACATTAATAATATAATAAACTTTTTTTTAATAAACTTATAAAATTTTATTTTCTACTAAGATTTTTCCCAGTATATAGCTATCATTATTTTTTCTTCTTATTATCTGGTTTTTGAACATCATATTTATTTTTATTTTCTCTTGCAATTTCTAATTGCGTATTAGCTACATCACGTTGTGTAGCCATTTTTTGACGTTCAATATCCATTTTAGTTTTATCTATTTCAGACTTCCTTGCAGACTCTTCTCTTTTAAAGTTCATTTGATCTCTATATTCATCTCTTTTATTCATATCACTCATTGCATCACGGAAATCACTCATTTGATTTTGGTCAATATCTGTTTGTGCTCCATATCCTGCAGCACGTATTTCTGCAACCATAAGATCTTTTTGTCTATCTTTAGCTGCTTCAGATGTTTTAAGTTCACGTTCTGCTGCTTTTTCTTTTTCTTGAGATTGAATTTGTTGCTGTTGCATTTCTTGTTGTTGTTGCATTTCAGCTTGTCTTTGATCTTGTTGTTTTTGTTCTGCATTCTTAAGAATTTTAGATACTTCAGCAATTGAATCAGCTTTAATAAGATTTCCAAGATCATATATACTAGCACCTGTTGTGTTATTAGTCATAGCCAATTGTTTTAAGTTTTCTAAAATTTGTCTATGATTTGCTTTAGTTGTACAGAATATATTAAAATCTCTCATTAATAATTCTGTACCGTTTATAGTAAAGTTTACTTTTTCAGCTTCACTTGATATGTAACTTAATCTTACACTAGGTTTAGTACTATGATAATATTGAGAAAGATCAGTTCTCATTTGATGTACTCTAGGCATTAAATTATCTGAATGTTGTGTAAAATACATTTCTGTTTGTGAATAAGAAGCTTGTACTGCTTGTTGTACACCAGTAGCAGTTTGTCTAGCAATCTCTTGACCCATTCTTTGTGGATTAACACCAATAGATTCAAAAGCTTGTTGTTTAAAATGATTAGCTAATTGTATTCTAGACATTAATCTATTTGTTTGTTCTAGATTTAATGTTTGATAATGATTAAAGTTTGTAGCATTTTCTGTATTAGTTATAGAAGTATCTAATGGTAACATACCAAAATCTTTCATTGCTACATATGCTTTAGCCATATTATTCTTACCCCAATCTTCTCCCATTGAATGACGTGGTAATGCATTTTGATCAAACATAATTACAGTACCAAGTTCATCTACAAGTATATCAGCTATTTGATTATTTACCATATTATAACCAACTTGATATGCTTTCATTAGATCAACTAATGATGTAGATCTAGTATTTCTATCAGAAAATACTCTACCTTCAACTGGAAGTTTACATCCATATAAATTATTATCTCCTTTAAATTGAAACTCTATTCTTCCTGGAGTTTGTTTATTTATTCCTAAATATATAGGATTTACATTATTTTCATCTACTTCACTTCTCCAACTTGTTGGTAAATTTGGACCTATCTTAACTCCACCCCATACTTCATTAATCCATAACCAATCTACATGTTCTCCTTGAGCTAAGTTATCTTTTGTTTTTTGTTTAAACAGATTTGTATTATATACAGGTTTTTCAGTTGTTTTAAAGTTTTCATCTACAATTTGTTGTTGAACTTCACCATCTTCCATAACTCTTGTTAAATGTCCAATTTTTCTTTGTGTTTTCCAATATGCTGTAGTAACCCTCATTAAAGAACTATCTCCCCATGTACCTACATCTTCTCCTTCTCCAAGAATATAATTTACAATATCTGATCCTCCAACAGAACTATCCCAATTACTCATGAATTGTCTAAAACCTAAAGATGGCATATCAGTATTCCATTTATGAGATTTAGTAGGATCATAGAATGTTCCATCATTTTGATAACCTGTTAATTGATATCTAGCAGATCTAGCAGGATGTATTTCTTGTAATGATCTTAATTGTTTTTCTGACATTAAATATCCATAATGATCAATAACATCAGATACTGTCATCATTTCACATTTACCTACATAATTACCATCTGATATATATCTTGTATCTGGAGACTTTTGATAAAATGTTAAAGCAGGATTCCATAGTTCTACATCATAATCATCTTCCATCATTCTAAAATGCCAAAATTCTCTATCACAAATAAGCATATCTTTAAACGCTCTTTCTTCAAGTTCTTGCATTTTAAATCTTTCTTCATCTACTTTTAATTGGTGCATTGCCCATTCTTCAACTAAGTTTCTATAATCCTTTTGAAAAAAATCTTCTATTTCCGGTAATGACTTTAATTTTTCTGGTGATAATTCTTGTTGTGCTTCTTCTCCTTCTAAATCTACACCCATCTGAATTAACTCTTGTTGTATTTTCATTTTAGCATCAGCTAATAAATTTTCTTCAATCAATTGTCTTTTAGATTCAATCATTTCATTATATGATAGATCATCAACAGCTCTGAATTGAACTCTTGAATATCTTTTAGAAAATTCTCCTATAAGTACATTAATAACATTTGGTATAATTGGATAAAATTTAAGTTCTAAAGCTGTATCATCTGATTCAGTTAAAACATCCATAATATCTTTATACTCATTGTTATCTTCTATAACGTAATCTGTTTTGTCTATGATACCTTTTGCAAGTTTGTAGTTTTTAAGAATCTTACGTGCATTTTTTCTTAATTGATCCATACCTTGATTCTCTAACCAATCTAAATTCCAAGCTGCCCAATTATCATCTTTTTGTTTATGTGAAATGAATTGGACAGGTTGAGTAAGACTTAAACCGCTGGGATATCCATTAGATTTAGCCTTAGCTCCTTTTTTTAATTGTAAAGCATTAAGTACTTTCATATTACTTAGATTTGGTTATGTGGTATTTGATTATAAGATCTTTATAAGAACTAGAAGTAAACCAATTTAATTTAGTAGCTGTCATAGATGTTGTCCAGTATTTTTTCATTTTATATTTTTAAACGGTGATTTTTTAAATTTCTTACCATTAATTGTACGTCTCTTACGCCCTAAATTTTTGAAAGGGTTACTAGATAATTTATACAATTTTTTAGACTTTTCCAAGCTATCTGATGACTTATCCTCTTCTTTACGTCTTAAATAGCCTCTATTGGATTGTTGAACCTTTGCAAATGCAACTAATGCAGAAAAAGCTACAAGTCTATCCACATTGAGTCCTGGATAGTATTGCATCATTTCTGTGAGTAGCATTTTATCAGGAATTCTTTCTACTCCAAGAGTTTGTCCAATAACTTCTCCATCTTTATCTAAGTCCTCATCTATAGCTTCTCTTATAAATTCAATTGCGTATGAAACAAGATGATTTTTAAATAGAACTCCTGTGTTTTTCCAACCATATTCTTGAAATACATTTGCATTAGATCCTAGATCTTTTAAGAATAATACTTGTTGTTTTGGAACTAAATATTTTTGTTTTCTTTTTGCTATCATGTGTTGTATAAATAATGATATATTATTCTCAACTATAGTCCAAGCTTTATACCATTCAATAATCATTTCTAATTGTTCATGAGTTTTATTTATATCATCATATCTACCACACCAGGATGCTACTATTTTATCTTTTTCAATAAATGTTTCAGGTCCATCTGGAGTATTTCTAGTTACTTCTACTGGGTTTTTATAAACAAATATACTACATAAAGAATCTGATGTAGTAGTCTTACCTTCTGATACAGGGTCAATAGATGCATAATACATCATAAACTTTGGATTCTTTACAGGTCTTTCCCAAACAACTAATGATCCTGTTTTATCATCCATTTTTTTATTAACTGGAAATGTAGATATTGGAAGTTTCTTTGTTCTACTAGCTTGTATTCCATCTTGATCTCTTTCTAATTTAATGAATTCATATGAATATGCTTTCTCTTCTATTTTTCTAATTTGTTTTTGTAATATACTTTGTGGAAATACTGCTTCTTTTCTATAAGCAAAAGCTTCAGCTATGTTTATTGGTTTTTGTGATATACGTAATTGATACTGTTCAGGTGCTAAATCTCTTTTCCATTCTTGTCTTTCATCAACTATTGACATTAATGCTTTTTGAATTAATGAATTACCATACTCATCTATATATGGTGGCATTGACCATTGTTCAGGAATAAATAATCCTGCTATACCTACAGTACCTTTATCATCCATTAAATCAGTTTCTACTGCAAATATATCATTTGCTTCAGGATTTAATATAAATTCTTTTAAAGGATTACATTGATCAAGATCACCCACTGAACCAGCAGCAATAAACATACCTGTAGTCATCATACCAGATGTCATTGCAGGTCTAATATATTCATATGTTTGATCCATTTTAGGAGCAATACCAGCCTCTTCATGAAAGAAATAAGTACAAGGTCCACCAACACCTGTTGTTGGATTTTTCTCAAAAGATGCACCTTGTATTTTAGACATAAGACCTTTATTAGTTTTTCTATTATTAACTCTGACTTCTATCTTCTGTTCCCATAATAAAACTTTTTCTGGTGTACATGGTCTATACCAAGCAGTATGTTCATTAAGAAAGGTCTTATATTCATCTAAAAACTTCCATGATCCTTTATCATTTATATAGTCTTTAAGTGATGCTCCTATCTTGCATATAGATCCTTCTTCAAACCAAAATTGATTTATAATTTTAGCCATGTGAAAGTATGAAGATGCAATCTGTCTTTTCTTTAATATAACTGCATGTTTATGATGTAATTCTGCTAATATTTCATAGAGAGCCATATGATATTGTGCATCCCTTACTTTAGCAAATCCGTAATGTCTTTCTTCTTTATCAAATATTGGTAAGAAGTTTAACCACATATAATAGTCTCTACTTAAATACCAATTGTTTTTTTTACCTACATATATAACCCCTTCTCTACACTTTTCTTTTTGGTCATTCCAATAAGCTATATAATCTTTAGATCTAAAAGGTTTATTACAATAAAACCCATCTTTATTAAATTTTTTAGCTTCTTCATTAAATAATAAAGCAGTCTTATCAAAATTATATTGACCAGGTTCTTTAAATAAAGTAGTTACAAACTTTGTAAAGTCTTCCTTGGTTTTAAATTCAGTATAATCCCAATTTCCTTCTTTATATGTAGGTACTTTTTTATACATCCTGTATTGCCCATACATCTGTTTGTCTCATGAGAATATGATCTTCATCCATATGAGATACTTTAACGGGTTGTATAAATTGATTAAATAACACTACTTCACCTTCGTGAATTCCTTTTACATCTTCACCTATTGCTACTACTGTACCTCTATCTTCTTTTTCTTGTGAAGATTCAGGAATATAAATTCCAGTATTACCATAGGTTGTTTCTGCTTTATGTTGTTTTACTAGGATTCTATCTCCTACGGGTCTTATTGATGCCATATTAATTTAGTTTTAAGTTTATAATTGATCATATGCAAGTCCTTGCCCACCGCGGACAGAACTTTGTTGTTCATTTTTCATATCAGTATATGCTCCTTTAAAAGATTGTCTTATTTGATCAAACTTAGCAGCAGTATTAACTAACGCAGTTAAATTACCATCTCTACCATGATCAATAGACGTAGTCTCCATATATCTAGCTAATCTATCTAGCATTGTTTTAATACCTTTATAAGCTCTATATGTAGGAGTTTCATATAATTCTTTACATGTATCTAATGCATGTCTTATTGCACCATCTTCAGGTGATTCCTCTAATCCTATTTCTTCTATAATAAGATCTTCTTTTTCATGCTCAGGCATGTTAAAAAAAGGATTTAAATCTGGATCTGGACATGTCATATAGAATACATATTGATATATAGATAAATAAGTATCTGGATATTTATCCATAACAGTCTTTAAAGACTTTAATGTATAACAGTGTTCTGTAGGAACAACTTTATTGTTTTGTATGTCAAATAATTTTACTAGCATTGCGGATTATCTTTTAACCATTTTATTATACTTTGTACTTCAGTTTTAAGATATGGTAAATTATATATCTTAATATCTTTTATTATTGGTTCTTCCTGATCATTATATTTTGTTATAGGATAACCAAATTTATTTTCACCTTCTTTTTCAAAAGTAACATGTTGTATTTGTAAATCACCAACTTTAAGTTTAGGATTATGCTTTTTAATAATATAAGCATATAAACTTAATTGTAAATTATAATGTTTTAAATTACAATCATCAAGATGACTTACAGGTTTGTACATTTTAGATGTTATACCTTCCCAATTAGTAAAACCTTTTTCTTTTATTTCTTTATTTGTTTTATAATCAATAATATTAATTTTACCATTAACTATTGTAACTAAATCTGCTTGTCCACATATACCTAAAGATTTAAGATATACAAAATGTTCAGGATATACACCATCATTTAACTTTTGATCTGGTGCAATTTTTGTACCACTTCCGTCTACTATAGGTCTTATTATTGGAACTTCTACACCATCTCTTTCTATTGTTTTAAATTCACAAAGATTTTCTTCTCTTTGATTATGATACCAATTACCTAATTCTATAGCTCTTTCAGATTCTCCATTCCATGCATCTAAAATTTCTTTTGGTGTCATACCATACCATTTAGATCTTTTATTTTTTGATGATTTTTTTGCTTGACCTTCTGCATCAAATTTAGGTTTAAATAAACCAACAAAACTAGTTACACTAGTCCATTTGATATTATCAGTAGTTAAGTCTTCATTTAGACTTTCATATATATGACCATCTTCTTTAAATATTACTGTCATTTCTTTGTTTATTTAAAAGTTCTTGTTCTTTTTTTTGTTTTATTTCATGTTCTTTTAAATCATCACCTATCCATTGATTTACTAATTTATTTTCTAGTTTACTATCCATAATAGCTCCCCATCTACCTTTAGGACATGATGATGATAATGATCTTAGTTTTAAACCAAGACTGCAACCACAATCTGAACAACATGGTTGTGTTTTAGGTACAGCACATGAAGTACCTTTTCTATCTAATAAAGGACAAAGTTTGCATTCTGCCCACCTCATTTTAGCAATTGCTTCAACTTCTTTCTTTTTGAAAATTTTATTTTTTACACCTTCAGCAATTTTATCTAAATTACCTAAAGCTCCTAAAAGTTTATTTATTTTCATCTTTAAATCTTTTTTTATTTTTTATATTTTCATTCAACATAGTTAATGCATTTTCCATTTCTTTAATTTTATTTTTTACAGGTATATATTTTTCATAACCTTTATAAGTCATTTTTTCTAAGTTTCCTAAAATATCTTTATTCCTTTTTATTGCTTTTTCTAATTTAGTTTTTCTAATACTAAAAGTACCTAATCCTGGTAAATTCATTTTTGGTGCTTTTAGTTCTGAAAGATTTCTTCTAAATTTAGCATAAAAAAAAGTAATAAGATCATTGACTACATCTTTATGAACTTGTACTTCATTTGCTATATCTTCATAAAAATCTTTTGGATCTTTAGCTTTCAACTCCTAATATTTTAAAATCTAAAAATACTGTATCTTCTGTTTGCACATTCATATCAGAATTTAGAGTTATTGTCTTTTTATTATTTCCTTCTTTTACAATTAATCCTTTTTTTTCTGCTTTAGATAATGCGTTTCTACAAGATTGAGCACTTTTAAATATTCCACTTTTAGATATTGACTCACAAAATTCAGTTAATTCAATAGAACCTATTTTGGCTAGTTCAGATAAACAATTCAAATCAGATAAACTAATTTGAATATCTTTTAAAAAGCAGAAGGTAAGGATCTGATATTTAATTACCTGATCCTTACTCATTCTTACTTTCTTATCTACTTTATTAACTATAGCCATGAAGTTACTATTTCATCACTATCTAATAATGTATATGTAAAATTATTACTCCATGTATCTCTAGCCTTTCTACATATTTTCATAAATAATTTCCAATCATCATTAGAAGCTATCACTTGACAACCAGCTGACCATTTATCTACTTGTGAAGATTTTTTACCAGCATATTTAGTTGCTCTATGAATATTAATACCAAATAATCCTGTTTGTGTATTTTCAGAGTTTAAATTATAGATATCATCTCTATTATTATCTCTATATACTGTTACAGGGTTTTGTTGTCCAAGAGCTTCATATCTACCTTGATGCTTTCTAATCTTATGACTAGATCTATATTGACCTGGTTTAAGTATAGCAACACCTTCTTTTCTCATTATGTTTTCAACCCAATGAGTTCCTGGATCTGTAGTACAATCAAAACAATGAAATTTCCATTCACCATTTTCTTTGTATGATAAAGTTATTTTATCATCAAATCTATTAGTAACCTTATTTTTTGTTGCAGAGTTTCTGATCCCAATTATATTAAGATTATAATCTCCAGTTGTGAAGTACTTATAATCTTTTTGTCTCATAGTTTCTGCTATTTGATCTCTAGTAAAGTTCATTATTTAGCACGTTTTAAAGTTCTTTTATTATCAGTTATTGCAGTATTAGCTGCAGCTTTCATTTCAGCTTTAATAGCTTCAGCTTGAGCTTTACCTTTAGCTCTAGCTGCTGCTTCTTTTTGCGCTAATTCATTTGAAACTGGTGGCATATCATCTTCTCCAGGAGGAGCTGCCATAGTTTGAGCAATAAACATCTGTGCTTGAAGTCTTTCAGCACGTGATTTTTCAATGTCTCTTAATAATTCTTCATATTCTAATTGAACTTTAAGAGAAGGTATATTGTCTTCATAATAAGACTTTATTTCTTTTCTTCTCTCAGCCAACTCTTCTTTAGAAAGTTCAGTTGGACTTTTGGTTTCATTTGCCATTTTTATAAATTTTAAAATTAATAATAGGCAAATATAAACAAATAAAATTTAAATAAAAAAAGTTTAGTGATTATTTTTTTGCAAACTTCTCAATACCGCTTATACCAAAGCAGCCAAGAACTACCCATACAAATGAGTCATATACAAATTCATTAATAACTAGATCATAACCATACCAACCTGTTATTAGATCAGCCATCATGATTATACACATTATTACAAAAGCTACAAAACCTATTATAGACTTTTCATTCCAATCATTATTATCTTTAAATATATTCATTATCTTCTTCTTTTTAATCTGTAAGGAGTTCTACATGATGTACCTCCACGTCTAAATTTAGATGTTCCTACTCCCATATAGTGATCACGTCCTATCCTTCCTTGCTGAGGGGTTAAAGGATCTGTAGTATTCATTAATACACCCATTCCTGCTGCTGCCATTAATCCAGGGTATCCAAGTCTACTCATACCACCCATATATCTTAAGTATCTAAGAGCTTGACCTCTTTTTCTTTGTTGTTTTAATATTTGTGCAAGTCTTTGCATTTGTTCACTAGCTTTCCTAGCATTTATAGCACGTGCGCTATTCGGATTTCTTTTCTTATATGGATTATAATTGTCTTCATATAGAAATTTTCCTATTTCATCTATATCTATGTGTGGTGGGAGATTTGAACCTCCGCCTTGGTATCTTCTTCTCATATTATTAAATTTTAACGTTTGCCACCGTCATATTCAACGGCATGACCCTCTTTTACGAGGCAATCATTTACACAAACTTTAGTTATTGTATCTTTTCCAGCTATTTTATCTATGTGTAATCTACCAAGAACTCTACCGTATTTACCAAGTTCTTGTGATTCTAATTCAAAACAATTAGCAGCTCCTTCTAACATTTCAATTAGTCTTTCTTTTGCAGCTAATCCTAATTTCTTTTCAACCTTGTTTCTAGTTCTAGACTCTGGTGCATTAATACCAGCAAGTCTAATTCTTTTTTTAATCTTAACATCAAAGCCAAGATCTATTTCTGCGTCAATAGTATCACCATCTACTACTTTCACGCATGTTGCATTATAATTATACATCTTCTAATAATTTATTTTTAATACTTAAAAGCTCTGCACATTTTTCATACTCTTCAAAGTCTTCATAATAGTATATCATATTATCAAGTGTATCAATATCTGGATCTTCTTCCGGATTATGAGCCGTTATTGCCATCATTTTATCCTCAGTTCTTTCATGAGGTAAAGGTAATAGATCTTCAAACTTCTTTCTATTTGTTATAATTAAGTACGAATTGTTAAAAGCTTCAGATACGACCCTCTCTTCATAAGCTAACTTCTCTGAAAGGGTCATTTCTGATTCTTCATTATGAAAATTTTCTTCCATCCTGAATAATTTTAATTACATTGAACGTCTTTGCATTCTATCCCACTTTCTATCTGCTCTTCTATCACGTCTAGCTTGCTGTCTTTCTGATCTAGCATCTATTCTACCCATCTTTCTTTCCTGTCTAGCAGCTCTTCTATCCATTCTAGCATCTTGTCTAGCATCTCTACGCTCTTGTCTAGCTTGGATTCTATTAGCTCTTCTATCCGCTCTACGTGCCTGTCTTTCCTCTCTTCTATCACGTCTTCTCTCTTGCCTCATCTCTCTCATTAAGTTACGACCTTCTTTTCTTGCCGCTCTACGCATAAATCTGTCACCAATTCTAGTGGTATCTTCTGTACCCCCATATGTTGGCGTCATGTAATTATATCCAGAATTAGCATATGGAGTACCTGTAGCTCCAGGAACTGGCGTCATATTACCTGTAT